TGAGTATTGCTTTCTTCATCGCTTTCCTCCTGTGTTGGCTTTGGAGATATCGGAAGCCGTGGCCTTATCAAGACCTGCAGCTTTTACAAATGATTCAGTTACAGGACTCCAAGAGTGACGACAGTTATATCCTCCTCCAGAAGTCCGCACTGATAAACCTTGTCCATTGTTTAGTTTACTTAGTTGGGTCTTATCTACAACCTTATCAACTAAAGGACGACAAAAGCTTCTAGTGATTCCATCCCTAGGGCCTGTATAAAGATAGTGATCAAGTCCAACCGAATCGGCCGCGATCATATTAACGGATCTTCCAAATTGAGAGATCTTCGTTCTGACTTCCGTTTGCAGGGTTCCCGCTCCCTTCTCTAAAGTTAGAGCTAGGTTGGAGATCGCAAGAGAAGGAGGAGTATCGACTACCATCGATAACAATGATTCCTTAACATTCTTCGTCACAGTTGGGACGACGATATCATCAAAGACGTTTTGCACTGTTAAGGTTCGGATGGAGTCGACTTCCGTTTTAATAAATAAAGGCGTCCATGTAGGCTCTACAATAGAGAGCGATTCATTGATAGCCTTTAACATTTTGTCTTGTTGATCAATGAAGTCTTCCACTGATTCAGCAAGACCGCCCGATAGGATTAATTCAATGAGTTGATCCTTGGGTAAAGACAAGAGAGCTTCAGGAGAAGATTGATCGATCGAATCTTTTAGAGAATCCATAAGACGACGAGTCGCTTTTTTATAGACAGTTCCAAATTGATCCGCGGCTCTCTTCTCCGCTTTAAGTTCCTTAATCCTAGCCTTCGTCATTTTGGCAAGGAGTGGAGGTTGTTCTTTTGCTTGACGTGAGAGATCTTCGATTGCTTTTTCATCTGCATCGATTCGCTCTGCTAGTAGGATATGGCCGTGATCGTCAAGACAAGAGAACATTACTAACCTTTACGCTAAACAGTCAGTTAGTAAGTATGCAAAGCTATCATCAACTTTAGTGAATGATTGAACTTCTTCATTCCATACATAACGACGAGTCGAATCAAGAGCGTCGTATTGACCTGCACTTAAGCCACTGAACTCGAAGTCAAGAGCAGCAACAGGCATCGCTTTGACGTTTCCGCTCTTTGATACTACTGAATCACTACCTTTGAGGATACCCATAAAGATCGTCTCGCCGTCCCAAATGTATCCTTCTGAAGAAGTCGCTCCAGGATTAGCAGTCTCACGACGAGCGGCTCCAACGTATACGTTAGGAATTCCGAGAACGTCTTTAAGAACTTGGATAACAACTTCGTCATTTAAGATTCGGTTGCCACTTGCAAGACCCGCTCCAACAGTTCCCGCGAATCCGCGAACTTCTGGGTTACGAGCAAGAACTCGGAATACATCACGACCCAAGATTAAGCAATCGGGATTGATACCATGAGAGTTTGCGAACACGATATCTTTTACAACGTGCAAGTCATGGAGAGGTTCTCCACCTGCAGCATTGAATTGATTTCCTGTTCCGCCTGTTAAACCTGCGACAGTTGCGTTTTGAGTAAAGTTAGCAGTACTGAAAAGAAGATCCGCGGCTCGTTTTTCTTTAGCAAGTTTCATGGTTCGTGCTACTTTACGAACGATTCGAGCTTCTTCACTTCCAGGATATTGACTGTCAAAGATGTCTTCCATTGCGATTGAGTCGCTAGCAGAATAGATCTTAGCTTTATAAGTCATGCTTGTTCGATCGAAAGATCCGATCATTGAACGGCTTGATCCTGGAGAACGCTCTAAATCGAGATCAGTTGATCCCATGAAGTTCCGAGTGTTCTCAATTAAAAGAGTACCACTTCGTTCAGGGATGTTTACTTTTTCAAAGACTTGATCCGCGATCAGTTGACTATCTGAAGGGATCGCTTCGATAGCAAGGTTGGTTAAGATCTGATCTACAGGATGGATATTGTTATATGAAGACGCCATGATTTACTCCTTAAGCTTTAACAATGGATGGACCAACGAAGAGAACTTCCGCTTGATCATTGTCCGCACTTGCTGTTGAATTGATGTTGGGAAGGATACGAGCGACGACATAATCGCCACTTGTAGCACTGTCTAGTTTACCTGTTGCGATTGCAGTTAAGAGACAGTCTGCACTATTCTCAAAAGCTGCGATTGCTCCTAGTTTTGCACGGCTTACACCATGTACTAAAACTTCAGTAGTTTCGCCTGCAGCACATCCGCGTTGAGCGATTCCGATGATAAGAGCTGAAGTAGAATCAGCAGCTCCGCATTGAGCGATTTTTCCGTTTGCGTCAAACTTTACGAGATCGAACTCTGTAATAGTTGAAGCCGCAACAAATGATTTAACGATGTTTTGAGTAATCATAATTAAACTCCATAAGCTTTCATAAATTCTTGAGTGTTAGTTTGGCGGAACTCTGACAAGGCTTGAGCGTATGTCATTCCTTTTTCTTCAGAGAGTGCTTTGATCTTAAGATTGATTGTCTCTTTTGTGATCTCTTGTCCGCTTGCTCCATGTCCAACTTGATTCATAGGAACCACGGAGTTTGGGGATCGCTCGGAAAACATAGTCCAGAAGATCTCATCACCTTTCTTTTTGAAGTCGAAAGCTTTGTTTGCGGCTTCCTCTTCAGAAGGAGAGATCTTACCTTCGCGAAGTAAAGACCCAACGGCTTCTCTTCGTTCGGCTGCTAGTTTCTCAGATTGAAGAGTTTGGACTTGTTCCCGAAGAAGTTGGATCTCTGAAAGAAGTTGAGTAGATGGGAGAGCTTCAGACATCTTTTGATATCCTTTCTTCTCCTCTTTCATCTTCTCGTCTTTGTCTTCTTCTTCTTCTTCTTCCTTCATCTTCTCGTCTTTGTCTTCTTCTTCTTCTTTATCTTCCTCTTTCATCTCTTCCTTGTTTTCATCTTCTTCAAGTTGAGCTTCAGAGTCTTTGTTTATTTTGGATTCATTCTCTTGAGACATCTCTTTGATCTTCGCTTCAAGACTTTGGACCATTGCGTCCTTTTGCATAGCGAGATCAACAAGGTCTTCTTGAGACATTCCCTTTAAATCAGATTCGGTCACCATCGGTGCCTCCTTTAAAGTGATACGATCAATCTTGTCGTGTTGTTGAGCGGGACGAGGTGTCAAAGTAATCGCTAAAAGTTGAGCGTCTCCGACCTTATCTCCTCCATCTCTAGTGAATATTTCTCCATGCAAGTATTCAGGAGAAGACCATAAGATCCCTCCCGCGTCCTTGACCACTTGGAGTCCTCGTTCGTTATAAGCGGGGATTGCATAAAGTCCATCGTCTCTTAAGTCGAGATCGATGATGAGTCCTAAGGCGTTTCCACTTTCTGGAGGAGCGGGCGTTCCTCCTTGGAATGGGCTTGTCGCGTGTTGCCAATCGATGATGACAGGATCAGCACTGCGTCGCTCTTGAAAAACTCTGACCATCTCTTGGAGGAGGTCTTGATTGATCTCCTTTCCAATGTTATCCCCATTCATTCGAGAGGACACTTGACCAAGAGACAAAGTTTTGAAGGGCTTCCCGATTGTCAATCCATCGGGGACTTCATAAGTAGGATTTGATTCTCCAAGGATATGGGCTTCCGCATATGCTCTTAGAGATTGAGTTTTCTTATCAGCTGCATTCATTTGTTTTACTACTTTCTTAGACCAAGAGTATCCCGCGTCTCCTCCCCATCCATTCCATGCTTGCCATCCTTTACCCTGTTGATCCCAAGTCTTCCCCTGTTTATCAACTTCGTGTCTAGTAAAGTAAGCAAGCATTCTTCGGACGGTTTCTGGAGAGAGTTCTTTTCCATTCGCAAGATCACGAGCTCTAGCGATTCCGACTGCAGTCATCCCGCGTTGAGATTCGGGTTTGGTTGCTCTGACTTCGAGTGCTCTCTTTCCCGATTCTTGAGATCCTTTGGATGGAGTAAAGTCAATGTGATCATACTTCTTAGGAACGGCTAAGAGTTCGGCCTTCTTTTCGGCTTTGCTCTTTTGGGGATGTCCTGAAGGATTCTTCTTGGATCCTTTGACTTGATCTTTTTTAGGGGCGGGAGTTTGAGCAGATGTTCGCTTCTTCTTAACTCTAATCTTCTTGACCATGATCACGGCCCTTTCTTCTCATAAGATTCTCGGCTAAGGATGCGACTCCTCCTCCTTTAGTCATTGACCTTTCAAGAGGTGTACGCTCTGCGATTTCGGGAAGATCCCCCGCTCCAAGTCTTTCTCGGATTGCTCTCTCCAAATCATCATCGGGAGTGAGTAATCCAGATTGAACTAATCCAGGAAGCATCCCAAGAGATTCGGCAAGATCATCCGTATCAAGACCTGTATGAGTTAAGC